GTGGGTCTTCTTGGGGTCGCAAATTCGATAATGATTGGCTGTTCATTTTAAAATTCCGCCAATCAATCTCTTGGAAAAAATGACTGGTCGCTGTGACCAGTGACCAGACGGCCAGGTAATACTCAACTGGCCGTCTTCTCATTTTTCAATTTTCCTGCTGATGATCAAATGCCTCAAGACCGAGCAAGAGGATGGTGCTTCACCATCAACAACTACACTGCATGGGACGACATCGACATTGAGTCACTCGCAACAGCAGCCCAATACTGTTGCAGAGGAAAAGAAACCGGTGAAGAGGGCACTCTTCACTACCAAGGATATGTGTACTTCGCCAACAAAAAATCCTTCGACCAAGTCAAAGCTTTCTTGCCAAGAGCACACATCGAACGACAACGCGGCACGTTCGACCAAGCGATCGACTACTGTCAAAAAGATGGCGATTGGCTTGAATGGGGAACTCGGCCACGTGGACCAAGTGGCCAAAAGAATCAGTGGAAAGAGGTCTTGCAACTCGCCCGAGCAGGAAACTACCAAGAAATTGAAGACAAGTTCCCAGCCATCTTCATACGATATCATTCGAAGTTACTCAGCCTTTGTAAGCCTGAACGTCCAATTATTCTCGAGTCTCTTGAAAACGAATGGTGGTACGGAGCGACCGGTACCGGAAAATCGCGCGAGCTCTGGGAGCGCTTCCCAGAACACTATCAAAAATCTTTAAACAAGTGGTGGGATGGGTATCAGAATCAAGATGTTGTTGCTATCGAGGAATGGGCACCGAAGAACGAAGTAACATCATCTTTTTTAAAGATCTGGGCAGATCGATACCCTTTCAGTGCAGAAATCAAAGGTGGGACTTTGCAGAAAATTCGCCCCAAGAAAATCATTGTGCTTTCAAATTATACAATTGATGAGTGTTTCCCTAATTCTCAAGACTTAGGACCTATTAAGCGTAGATTTAAAGTAAAGCATTTTGTTTCTCTTTAAAAAAAATATATTCACGGGGTTTACTAGCGCCTAACGGCGCTTCAAACATATTGTCACGTTCCCGGGGACATTTGTGTCCGCACATCGGCGCAACCGCCTCAGCGGCGGGTTGTTGCGCCAGGATGTGCTACCGTTTAACTTCCTATGTGATCCACAGGTTCTCTCCACATCGTGTTATACACAACTTGAATTTTTAGCGTAATCGCATTCAGCTTCACACTGTTGTTTAGCGGAGCCATTATCAGCGTAAAAAATTTCGACTCTGCTGTACTTGGATTTGCAGTTTTAGCAATCTTCTTGTCGCTATCTGCTAAAATACCAGCGCGTGTTGTTTTCGCCCATTTAGCTGCATCAAACCATCCACTAATGCGCTTGGGTTTATTACGACGATCAAGACGATCAATCGTATGTGAGTGTTGTTCCATAATATCCGACAAAGTTGATGGAATAGTGTCATTATCATCACACCACAAAGAAAAAACAACCTCCTGGTCGTTTACTCCTGTTGTGCCAGTCACCTCTATCTTTATCTTGGATGACAACACAGTATAATGCGTATATTGTGCAGCCATTTCATCTCTAAACATTGGCTGATGTGCCGTATACGAGTGACCCGGTTGAAAAATACCATTTGCAAGAGTTTGTACCACCTGTGCGTCACCAGCATTTGTTGGCTGTGGTACTGTCAAAATGTGCACCATTTTATGTGCCACAAACTTTGTTTGCGGAAATGGTGTTCTTGCAATAGATGTGACGCGTCCCAAACGGCGTGCCACACTTCTCAATGTGGCAAACCGTGTGGAACGGTACAAACCAAACGGGCCAGCCCGTCTACGGGCATACCTGCCGGTTCGGGTTTTCATACGGGACCCACGTGGGCGACGGGTTCTACGGGTTACTGCCATATTTGGGTGGGTCTTCTTGGGGTCGCAAATTCGATAATGATTGGCTGTTCATTTTAAAATTCCGCCAATCAATCTCTTGGAAAAAATGACTGGTCGCTGTGACCAGTGACCAGACGGCCAGGTAATA